CTACACCCCCAATAGCGCAGCCATGCTGGCCGCAAGCTCCGGCGGCAGCTCCATACCGTATTGCACCGCCGCTAATTCGTCGTAATCCTCAATACCCTTTATATACTGGCGCAGGTGGTTGTAGTAAGTGAGATGGAAGGTCTTGTGGGCTGTAGCGGCTGTGGCGAGGGCCATAACCTCATTGGCGGAGAAGGGCCGGCAGAGCTCTCCGTCCGCATGGTACAGGGCGTTCGATTGCCCCGCCTGAATTTGGAGCGTCAGGTTTTGTATATTGGTTTGGTCCTCCCCTGTCAGGGAAAAATGCTCCTGGCCCTTTGATGTTTCCACATCAATCCCCGCGTGAATCGCCTTCTGGGTGTCACTATTGACCATCTGGAGCTTATTTGTACGTAACTGCTCCACCATTTCCAGGGGGACTTCCCAATCTCCATCCACCTCCCAGCCGACTCCATTCCATCTCTGGGGTATGGCCGTGTCAGAAGGGGGAGGTACGTCAAGCAGGGTATCCCCCGGCCTCATATCATAGGCATAGGTGGTTTCCCTAAGGGCCCCGTTAACCTCCTGTATGTTTATGGGCACTGATGTGATATACAAGCCTTCGCTGTCAATTACGCATCTTTCCAACACAGTAAACACACCTTCCATTTATAATTGTACTGGCCATGCCCCAACGCCAGAAATGACAAAGTTATATGGCGTAGTGGCCCCGTTTGGTCCCGAATAATCATTGGATATGGGGCGGGTAGCCACCAGCGTTAGTTCGTTCGTAGGAAATATTGAGCCATCTTTTGTCTGCAAACGGAGTGCTCTTTGGTGATCTTGATAAGCGCCAGACGCACCACGTATTGCTCCAGTACAGTTTATCAAAATGCTTTCCGATAATTGAAAGGGAACTGTTAAGTCCGCAATAGCGGTAAAATTGTTCAAGGTCGAGGTAACAATGGAAACAGACCCGCCTATGACAACGACATTGCCTTGCACATAGTATCGAAGCGGGTCACCATGCGCAGCAGAAATGCCGTTAACGTATTCAATGCCAAATTGTTTCCACCCCTCAGACTTTTCCACCTTGTTATTCAACCCGGTCCAGACAGGGGCAATCTCCTGCTGCAACCGTTCCCTGGTCACCAAAAATTCCGGGGTAGATGGTATCTCCGCCAGCTCCCCATTGGAGAACATCAGGTCAAGCTCCGGCTCAAAGAGGATCACCCCGCCGTTGTTGGCGGCATAGGTGGGGAGGGGCACCGGGTACTCATACTGCACGATCTGATACAGGATTTCCCCCTCGTCCGGGTCCTGGCTGTATGCGCCAATCTGCCGGATCATGGCGGTGTCCGTCAGGTGCATGTTGCTGAGCTGGACAGGCAGCCGGACGATCTTGCCGTCCACCAACTGGCGGTTTCCCACCTCCATCCCGGCTATGGGCTCCAACACCTCTGTCTGCTGGTCCAATAAAGCAGGATCTATATACCCGGCTCCGGCCACCACGCGGGTTATATTGGGAAGGGCCCCGCCCGCTTGCTGCTTGGCAAGGAGAGCGAGGCCCTTTTGGGTTGTCACATGCTTATTCGCCATTCTCTGGTCCTCCTATCTGTTCTATGATCAATTGGTGGTTCCGGCCAAAGGCTCCCACAATGTTGACGGGCGTTTCCGGCTTTGCTACCTCCGGCAACGGGATTACCCCGGTGATCAGCTGGTGGTTCCGCCCGGCGGTGTAGACCGTGCCGGGGGTGTTTACCGGTACCCGGTAGTAAATGCCCAGATGCGCCGGCCTGATCTCCCGGATGATTGCCATCAGGTCCGGCAGATAATCCGGGATGCCCCCTATATCGGCAAGCTTTAAATAAAATATATACTCACTGGATGCCACCACAATTTCCACCGGCCGGCCGCTGACCTCTTCCGCTATAGACCGGATCAGTTCCTCTGTGGAGGTGCCGCGGCCACGGCGCTTGACGCGCCAATTGGACAGCCGCACATCTTTGTTTTTTGGGGAGGGAGTGGGAGTAATGGCATACTCCCGCTCATACTCCTTCATGCCCCAGGTGGATGTAGAGGGCCGGAGCTGCAAATATAGGTCGTCCTGAACCACCCACAGGAGAAGCATTTCATGGTAGAGCGCCTCCATCCAGTCCGCTACATGGGGCTCATCGTGGTAGACAAGGTAGGGAAGCTCCTGTAAGAACCGGCTCATGTAAATACCACCCCGCCCACCACAGGAACTTGGTCACTGGAAAGCGCCAGGTTTCCGCCCTGTCCATTCACCTGCAAATCCTCATAATCAATGACACCGGAGGTGGCGATCAGCTGCGCTCCGATCCTGTTATACAGAAGGTTGAAGCGTATCAAAGATATGGAGGTAAAATACTCCGCCAGGTTCTTTTTAAACGCCTTCGCCACCTCTTCCAAGTCATAACCGGATTTAAGCCGCAGCTTTGCGGAGATGTCCACCAAATAAGACTGGGCGCTCATAACGGTGACCTCCAGCCCTATGGGCCGCTTTTTCTCAATATGGGCGGCGCAGGCCTCCACAATGGCATTGTCCACCGGCTGGCTGTTTTCATCGGCAATCAGCACCTTGACGGTGCCGGGGCCATTCCACAGGCCTTGGGCCTTGGACACCCCAACCCCGTCCACCTCACGGGCCCATTCCTCATAGTGGGCCTCGTTGCCGCTGGTGCCTGGGCGCTGCCGGTAGGCCACAATCCGGGCGTAGAGGCTCTGATCACTTTCCAAATCAGCGCCGCCCTCAGCCGGATCGGGGTTGGTCACCGATTCCAGGCGCACATCACAGTTGATGGCTGTGCGGATGGTTCCCGCCTCCACATTGTACCGGCTGCCTACCTCCCGGGCGGTGACCACAATATGGGTTATGCCGCTTTCCGGGATAGTGACAGCTTCAGTTAGTTCAAAGTAGAGGGGCTCCGCCGTGAAAAAGGAGGCCCCGGCAGGGATGACATAGCCCCCCTTGCCGGACACCTCCAAGACCGCCTCCGCTTTTGCGCCCGGTTTCCGGGGCTCCATCCCCAAGTCCTCCGCAGCCAAGTCCAGGTATTCCCCGCTGGTTTCATCCACCCAAACCATGTAGCGCACAGCGTCCAGGGCTTGATACATTTTGCTGATCTCCAAGGCCAAGGGCCCGCTCATGTCGTCGGCAAAGCTGCCCTCACGGGTATCCATCCTGGTGAGGTTGGACAGGATGCGCCGCTTGATGGCCTCCGGGGTTTGATCTTCATACACCATTGTCACCCCCTTAACTCTAAATGATTGAATGAAAAGCCTCCATAAACGGTCTGGACCTCAAAGGACACCTGTAGATCTCCGTCACTGAAAGAGACTTCAAAGTTCCCTACATCCGTGATGTAGGGGTTGATCTCAATGGCCTCACGGCAATACCGGATGACCTCCGCCTTTTTGGTGGCCACCGAGTAGTTTTGCCCTATGAGGCTTTGGACCTCGCTGCCAAAATCGTGGGAGTAGATTTCATGCTTGGCCCTGGCTGTCAGCAAGGCTTTATATACCCATGTCTTGATGGCCTCCCGTCCGGTCACGATCACCGGCTCGCCCTTGTTGAAGAGGGGCTTCCCATTGACGAAATCCCAAGCCGCCTCCTTATACAGGGGCAGTGTGGTGCTGATTTCTTCCAACTGTGGTTGAATGATGGGGAATAAGCTCATACGGCCACCACCTTACAGAGGACCACAAAGTGCTGGCCGTCCCCGCTCATGAGCATGGCCACCTGGTCCCCAGACTCCAGGAGGTGGTCATGGGTGGCTGTGGAATCCAATGTGCCGTCCACCACACCTATGGGGGGAGGTTCTATCAGCTCCCCGGTGATGTTCCGCTGTTTAAGGTCCCGGTCATGCTTTAGCAGTTGAATATTACAGAGCAGGTCACTGCCGGAGAGGTTTTGTTCGCCGCACTGGACCACCAACGGCTGGACGGTGATCACCTTGCCCAACAGCCAGGAAGGGCTAGCCCGCTCGGCGCTGTCCGCCCTAACCACATTCCAGAATGCGCTATAGGGGTTATCTTCCATTTATCCGCCTCCTTACACATCACTCACCTTAGTCAGCCAATCCCACCCGGTGCCGCTGTTAGCACTGCCGCCGGTTTTGCTGCCGTCGGCATTGGGCAGGCTGCCGGCCTCCTTCTCATTCATCAGGGCCTTAAAGTTGAGGGTAAGCTTGTTGTAATACTGGCCCCGTTTCCATTCGTGGATATCGGAATCAATATAGAACAACCCATACAGCCCGGTATAAGGTTCCCGGACCACCACCGTTCCCCCTGTGATATTGGCGATATTCCCCAGGTTATCTATGGTGATCTTTTGGGTGGGGCCACCCTCAGACAAGAGCCGCTCCGCCTCCGCCGCTTTGTCATCATCATTGGTCTGCTTTACAGCATCCTGCATCCGGCCATACAGCTTTATCCATTCACCGTTTTCCACCGACCGCACATAATTTCCGTTGGCGTCATAAATGGCCACAGCGTTCACCATATCCGCCACGCTCTCGGTGACACTGGCCTCAATCAGGTTGGATTTACCCTGAATGATCAGGGTTCTGTCATTGGGGGCTTTCTCCGTCACATAAAGCTTGTTACCGCGAAAGCCGATGTGGTATTTCTTGCCGTTGGACTGGGAGGCTAAGGTGTAGGCGGTGGAGATGATATCATAGATGGAGGCGGGGGTGATGAAGTTCCGGGAAACCTGGATACCTGTAGAAGCCAGTTCACCCACTTCAAACCCAAACTCAGCCGCTAAGTCCCTGGTGATGTCCTCCGGCTGGCGGCCGGTATATTTCTTGATGGTCTTGTTTCTCTTTAGGTAATAGCCTCTGTCGTAGCAGGTCAGGGCTATGGTACTGTTGCCGGTGGTTTTGGTGCGGGTGAAGATGTGACCGCTGAACAGGGTTTCCCCCTCCTTGAAGGTCACATGGCAGCCGTTGTCAATTTCAACCACAGGGATGGTTGGGTCTGTAGGGGAGGACACTATGGAAAAGTCCAGGGTTCGGGCTGCCTGCATATAGTCCCCGGACCATTTTACAGTGGGGATCAAAGGGGTGATATCAAAAGACCCCTTTTTGTTGGTCAATAAAACTTGCATTTTTACCTCCAAAAAGCTTGACATTCATGCGCATTATGCGTATAATATAGATAAGGGAGCTGAGAGGTATGAAGTTTCGGGAAATAGAAAGAATAATTCTTGCGGATGGATGGGTTTTTAAAAATGCAAAAGGTTCTCATCATCAATATATACACCCCACAAAACCCGGCAAAGTGACCATCCCCAAGCATCCCGGCGACATACCCCCAGTCGTCATTAAATCTATACTGAAACAGGCCGGGTTATCGGCCCGGTAAAGGAGGTTATCTGTGATGAAGCTTACGTATCCAGCTTGCATATATCATGAAGATGGCAGTTACGCGGTGGAGGTGCCTGACCTGCCAGGGTGCGTCAGTGGCGGGGAATCCTTAGCTGATGCAATTCTCATGGCTACTGATGCTGCTTCCGGGTGGGTGCTGGACGAACTGGAGGACGGTAAACCGATCCCGCAAGCCAGTCCGATTGACAAAATTCAGCCAGATGCCGGCGGCTTTATAAGCATGCTGGTTTTGGATATGGATACCTATGCGGAAAAGTACGGTAACAAGGCCGTAAGGAAAAACTTGACTATCCCTGCGTGGCTCAATACTTTTGCCGAGACTAACCACATTAATTTTTCCCAGATTTTGCAGGAGTCTTTGCAAGCCCTGTACGAAAAACAGCACTTCACTGGCTCACGTTAATTTATTCCCGTGTGGCTACTCTGCCGGACATGCCGGTGGGGATCTTGATGTTGTGCGTCCCACTGGCCAACTGAACCCTGGAAATCTTGTTGTATTGGGCGATCTTGTTCATATTCTCCGTGACGCTGTTGCCGTAGAATTTCCGGGAGATCGAGGAAAGGGTGTCATTTTTCTTGGTGGTGTATGCCTGTTCCCCTTCCTGCTGCCGCACGGGCTCCCGCCTCTTGCTTTCCTGGGGCTGGGCCACCTGGACCACCACTAACGGGCGGTGCTCCTTCAGGATGATGGTGGCATAGACATCGTTGGTGCCGTCCTCCTCCCCATAGGTGACGCTTTGAACAAGCACGGAAATATTGACGCCGGTGCCGCCTACGATGAAGCGGACCGGCGTTTTCTGCGCGATCATATTCTTGATTTGCTCAATGTAGTATTCCGGATTGGCGCCGGAGGAAAAGCTATAGGCATTGGCCGGGAAGAGCGCCTCAATGGTGATGGTGCTAAGGGTGCCGTATCCGGCCAGGTGCACATCCCCCAGCTCATGGATGTTGATCAGCTCCACATTGATGCCGGTATCCACCTTGTAGCTGCCGGGGGTTACAGGAAAAATCAGTTCGCTGTTGCCTTTCAGGATAAAGGGCCGGTCCGCCATGCTATTCCTCCTCTGCTATGAGACTGTAATGGGCTGCACGCGAATGATTTCGCCGACTACAGCGCGGGCGATTTTATCTATGTCGGCTTCTTCCCGGACAGTCCCATTTATGTTTACTATAATGGGAGAACCATTCCCTCCGCTGCCGCTCCTGGCTTCGGAGGCGGTCAAAAGCTGTTCTCCCCGGTGGGCCAGGATGGGGTAGTTGTCGTAGGGGACATAGGGGACGCCCATGGCGCGGGAGGAAAACACATTCCTAAATTGTGAGATTTCAGAAATGCTGCCCCCAGACTTCGGGGCCATAGCGCCTTGAAGGAGGTTGATGGTCTTAAATTGGTCCCAAAAATTCTCTTCCACACCTGCCATCATGCCCGCCATCATGCCCTGTGACATCAACTGGCCTAATTCATAACTGGCATTCCAATAAGTATCATCCTTGACTAAAGCGGCGGTGACATTCTGAATGAGTTGTTTTTGCATCTCAAATTCTTTTCGGAATCCATCACTGGCGTTGTAGAGCATTTCAGCCTCAATCTGAGCCTGTTTCATGATACGGCCAGCCTCAGCGCCATTTTCCTCAGCCATAGCTTTTTGGTACTCTTTATTCAGATCGGATAGGCGCTTGATCTCATCATCTGAGTATTCGTAGGCTCCGCTATCTTTCAACGCATTAAAATTGCCTCCCATGACAGCGTCGTAGACTTCCCGGTTGATCTGTTCCTTGGTGTTCTCTAAACTGGCCTCCCACTCACCAATCAAGCGGTTGGCCTCTTGCATCCGTTCGCCGCCCTCGCCGCCCATGTACTCATTTTGCGCTATAAGGCCCTCTTTGCGCTTTTCATTAAAGCCCTCACCCCTGGCGGCATCCATGCCCTCCTGCAAATCCTCTAGGGTGGACAACAGTCCCAAATAGGTTTGGGATTGCTTTTCCATATTGCCGGAAAATGCTACTCCCATGTAATCCGCTATACACTCCGCAGCCTCCGCACCGGGGATCAGGCCCTTTGACACCAGATCATAGACCTCATCTTTAGCGACGCCAAAGCCCTCCGCCAGATAATCAATGACCGGGATGCCGCGTTCAAGCAATGGATTGAGGTATTCCAATGCAGCCTTATCCGTGACCTGCATTCTTCCCAGAGAAGTCGCAATGAGGGTCATGTCGCCGCTGCTCATACCTAGCGCCGATCCTGCGTCGCCCACTTTGGTCAGCAACCCATTGTTGCCCGTTAGATCACCGGGATTGTAACCATAGGCAAACAGCGTCTTGCCGATATTCGTGAGATCGCTGTAACTAAAGGGCGTCGCCTCGGCGTAGTCCACAAGCTCCGATAAGAAGCTCTCCGCCGCCCTATCCCCGCCAAGCATCGTTGAGAACAATATCTTGTTCTGTTCCCGCGTACCTGCAATGCCGGTACCTCTTGCCAAGGCTTCCGCCTGGGATTGGTTGGCGCTGTTCACCAGATCATCCCGGACGGACTTAAAGACCTTGTCTTTTTTCTCAAAGGCTTGGGCGCCCGCGGTGACAATACCGGAGATCAAGCCCACAGCCCCACCCACAAGGGCGCCCGGCAGACCTGCGATGCTACCCGTCATAGCACCGGACAGAGTGCTGCTCAATGTGGTGGAAATGGCATTGCCCATTGTATCGCCAACCGCAGAACTGACCAATGTTCCAGCCGCGCTGGAAAGGGAATTCCCAAGCATCTGGCCAAGGCCGGCCTTAGCCTTCCCCCACGCCTCACCGGTCCGGTTGTCGGACCGCTGCTGTTGATCGGAGAGCTCCTGCATCTCCTTGTTGGCGGCCTTGATCTCATTCCGCCACCCTTTGACAGCTTCCTGGGCATTGTTATAATCCTCATATGCCTTTTCCAGATTGCTTTTACTGAGCTCGTCATTTTGTTCCCGGAAAGCCTTATTGGCGTCGATGAGCGCTTTTTTCATCTCAGCCACGTGAACCTGCGCTTTGGAAAGCTGGGTATTATATGTCTCTTGCCCCTTTTGGAGGGCTTCCAGCTTTTTCCCGCTCTCCTCCAAATCCTTGCTGAAGCCTTTGTTGGTCTGCATAATGGATTTCAGCCCGGCACTGACCTGGTCCTGTAACGTTAGGACAACGCTGTTTTCATTGCTCATGCCTCACCACCTCAAAGCTGATTTCTCAGGTCATTTTCCCACAGCTTCATCAAGTACAAAAGCTGCTTTTCCCCCTCAGGGAGGCGGTAATATTGACCCGGAAGGATGTGGTGCTCATGGAGCAGCCACATCATAAGATTAGCCTCCGGGTCCTTCTTTAGTTTTTTTTCGCTTCCTCCACATCGGTCAAGGTGTCGGCCAGGTAGCCGCTGAGCTTCTGGATCTCGCGGGAAAGGTCGGAGATCTCTCCCGGCTGGAGCATCTTTTTCACCAGTTCCGCAGGGGTGGGAGCGCCATATTTGGCGCAGAGTTCCTCATTTTTAAAGCTCGGTTCCTGCACCCCCGCCAATACGGTGTGGATGTCTGAATCGTCCCGCTTGATGATTTCTCCCACCTGGGAATAGGTGATCTCCTTTAAGGTGAACACCACATCCTGCTTTGCTTGCTCGGACAGGCGTGTGATTTTCACCTGCTTGGTCTGCGGCTCCGGGACCTCCATCTGCAAAAGAATGTCCACAACATTAGATTTTGCGCTTGCCATAAATCGTCCTCCTGAATTTTTTTATAATAAGAAAAGCACCCCGAAGGGTGCCTTTGTTATGCGGTTTGCCGCTACAATACAAGCGTAGTTAAATATATTTATTCCTTGTCATTGGATGCTTGATTTGTAAGCAATTTTATATCTGCACTTGCAAGTCAAGAGTTTTTTAATTGCATTTTTTTGGGGTATATGGTAGAATTTTTGCATAGGAAACAAATTTATGGGGGTGACATATTGGCTGATGATAAGCAAAGCTATAGGATATGCAGATTTTTAGCTGAACATCCAAATAGTACTGAGGCTGACTTTGACAGATTTTATAAGGATTCCAATTACAAAGTTCTTTTGGATGAACTTTGTAAAAATGAGATAGTGGAATGTAGCTCCGATCCAACTAAATGGAAGCTCACGCAAAAGGGTGAAGATTTTTTGCTTAACTTTACGCCTAAGCCAAACCCAGGGAGGTTTTTAACGTGGCCGAGCATTTGGCTATACTGTATGGGGTTCATAACTATTATAGTTACTGTAGTATTTTATCACAGTAGAGGATATTACCGATTTGCTGATGAGTGGAATGATATGTTGCCCAGCTTATCGTTTGGAGTTTTATGCTTTGTCAGTGGCACCGTACTTATAGCACTGAAACGAATTATCAATTTATTACATGAAAAATTGCAATAAATCTTTGGGATAAGGGTGGGATGGTGATTGTCCACCCTTATCCCTTTCTTGCCAGCCGCCTCATATGAGGCGGCTTTATATTTACACCATATCCATATACTCAAAATCCCTAAAGGTAAAGGGGGCCTCCACTTTGCCAATAGCGGCGGCCTCCCAATCCGCCAGGGTCAGGTCATCAAAGCTCACATCCTTGACCGCCACCCGCTCAGCGCCATAGCTGTCGGGATCGTCCAGCTTGGCAATGATGGTGAACCGCGGATCCTTGCCTATCCGGATGGATTCAGCGATCTTGTTGGCCATCCTGGAATTGACCTTGTACATCCCCACAGAGCCCTTGCCGGAAATGCTCTTGACCTTCCGGTCCGTCCACATCACACCGCACATGGGGACATCCTCTTTATTCAGATCCGCTTTGGCCTGGAATTTATACGTCTCGGCAACCAAATCCCCGTCCAGCCACAATTCCCCGTGGGTGCCGGACATTACTCTTTTTGCGCTATCCAATCAAAATCCCTCCTTAAATAGAGATGTCAATGGTGATATCCTCAATGGCATCCAAGATCTGAACGGAGGCCGCAAGGAATACCTGGTCATCCGTGTTGGCCTGCTTGATCTGCTGTTCGCTCCACTCTGAGGTGTCGGTGCCCTTCTTCTTCAGATAAACCTCCTGGGCCCCCACATCAATCTGGACCACCGAGGTGTCCCGCTCCAGGATGATGGAGCGTTCCAATTCCTCAAAGTACCCCTTGATGGCCATGATCAACAGGCACTTGTTGTCGTAGGAGTTGGCGTACTTGCCGATGTAGTTGTCCTCTGCGGTCATGCGGATGTCATTGTCAATCATGTCAATGGCCTCCATGATTTTGATCTTCTTGAAGGAATCCCCCTTGTTCTGGATGGTGGTCACAAAGGAGTTGACCCCACGGCCCACCTTGACCTTTTCACCGTCGTGGAAGAGGATAAATTCACCCTTATCAATGGCTTTGTCCATCTCATCCTTGGTCAAACGCTCCACGTCGGACACTTCCGCCAAGGGCGCGTACGTACAGGAGATGGTCATGGGGGTACCGGCGATCAATCCGGCAATCCGGGAACAATATTCAGCGGCGGTGAGGGTTTCTTCTCCCACCTGGATATTGTCTGTGGTAAAGTTGATAATCCCCTCATGGTCAGCCGCCACATGAGGCAGTACCGCCTTCACATTGTGGTGGTTCAGGCGTTCCGACTTCACCCAACCGGCAACCGTCTGGGCCTCTGCGGGTGTGATGTCAAAGGGCCCGGCCAGGTAATCAAACTTTTGGAGCTTGTAATAGTTGAGGGCATCTTGTAGGGTCTCCCCCTCATCCTCATCAATCATATAGCACATCACCCTTCTGGGGGGTGTAATATAGCCCATAAAGGCCCGCTCCGTAAAAGCGCGGCAGTCATCGCACCACTCAAGAGGGATCTCGTTGACATTGTACAGGATTTTTCCCCCTTTGAGGGCAGAACCCTTGAGGATCAGGGCGACTGTCCCCTTTTCACTCCGCTTAATGGCGGTGATGCCCAGGGTCTTAAAGGTTATGTTTATACTCGGTAACGGCATTGTATCCTCCCTTTCATTCTTCTGTATATTCCATATGGATTTCCTGCATTTTGGGCAGGTCCTCCACCACGGCGCGGCTGTCCAGGTACTCAAATTGAAGGGCTACATATCCCTCGGTTGCATACCCCTCTTGCGGGTCGACGCCCGCTGTGGATACCTTTACGGGGATAGCCCGGTCCGCAACACGGAGATAGCCATCTAAAAACAACAGCATGACCCTTTCCTGCCACCGCGCCATGTCAATCATATCGCCGTATTCATTTAGGCGTGGGTAAATCACAGCATGGAATTGACTATTGACCTGCACTGTGGTTTTATTGGCGTCTCTCCACCCCGATTCAATATGGAGAATGCCCACAGCCGGCCGCTTGTGCTCCTCACGAAGAAACTCTTCGGTGATATAGCACAGCTCCGGCAGCCCCTCCGCTATACGGTTATGAATTGCCTCCATAATTTCTTGATTTGTGAGCATCATTTTCCCTCCAGCATATACGCTCTTTGGTAGAATTCTAATCCGGGAACCCGATGGACATTAATCCGGGGCTTATAGTACCGATATTTACCGGAGGGACTGCGGTGGCGGTGCCCGCTGTTAATGGCATTGGTGATGTAGCCATAAGCATATCCGCGTGGGTCAATCCCACGAATAGGACTGATGGCGGCATACCCGCCTCTGGAGCCCATATCCACCCCCCCTCTTTATTGTAGAAGCTCATGTGCTCCTCACCTGTCTTAGGGGTTTCAAAAAAGGCCACCTTTTTTTCTTTCTTTGCAAGCCCGCTTTCCAATCCCCGGTCTACCACTTGAACAAGATTGGTGTCCGTGCCCATAAGCACGGTCTCAGACACATCCACAAAGACCTTGAATTTGTGACGCCCAAAAGCTACGGTGGACCCTTCTGCCTTAATCTCTTTTGCGGTGGCACCATCCGCAATGAAATCATCATCATCCAAAGTAAAAGCAAGCTTGGGGATTTCCAGGTTGGGAATATTAGTGATGGTGCTGTCCTGACGCAAGGGATTTTTGACCGAAGGTTCGGCAATAATCTCATTGGCGACGGTTTTGGGCAGGAACTTGTCACCACCTGTAGCGCTGTTATCCAGCAAGGCTTTCCGGTGTTCCTCCGCCAACGGCTCACCATTGATGGTGGAGCGGTACAGTGCCGCTTTTGCGGTAATAATGGTATTGCCGGAATCGCCTTTTGCTTGGGCCTTTAACCGGGTTTCAGCCTCGTCATCAATGGTCTTGATCTGTTTGTTGATGCCCTCCAGCCGCTCTGTCATGTCATTTACAACAATTTGTTGATTCTGACGGTCCTTCGCTTTAGTAGTTCCATCGGTGTACATTTCCTGCAATTTTTTGCTCGCTGCCTGTAAGTCCTGAGCGATACCCGCTCTGGTGTTTTCCAACTGCCATCTGTTCATTAAATCATAATCCTCTCGGTATCATGTAATACTTTATTGGCTTTCTCAATGGAGGCTAAAACCTCCTCATCGGTGATGGGTGGTTTGGGGCCTTTTAGCGCATTTCGCACCTCCCTTTGAATCATTTCCTGAATGGCTGGAGCCAGGGAAGATTTAGTCACCCCTGCTGCAGGGTTGGGCGGGAACGGCCACAAAACTAATTTTATAGGCGTCCACTGCTCCATCAAGTATGGTAAAGCAGAGAATGCCGTCATAGGATTCACCAAGCCGGTGAGGACAGCTTCCCTCCCGCCGGTCCTTCCCACAAATGCTGCACCGGCTTTGCCTGATAGAGCATCCCACCGACACTTCTTTGAGGATACCCGCCTCAATGAGGCTGATTTGCTCCTGCATGTCAGGGGTGCGAAGCATATACACCTGAGACTCCAGATAGGCGTACTGTTCCCCATAACTGGTGGTTTTGGATTGGTCTATGATCAATCCAGTGTCATAAATACGGGCACATTGATTAAAAGCAGCCGGGTTGTGGTCCACAATCACCGTTTTCCCCTTGTACATAACCGCAAGCTGGCGAAGGGTTCGCGTGTTAAACGCTTCATGGTCCCGGTCCACCTCGTTGTCGCAGAGGGTGACCTTAAATGTAAACACCTCATCCGCCGTCAATTCTCGGATGGAATATTCGTTGATCTTTTTCATATCAGCCTCGCCGGGCCCGGTTGTTGCGGCCTTGTAAATGGTCTGTACTTCACCCACCTTTACTATCGCCTTCCTTTCTTTGTGGTCTAGATTTTGGATAACCCCATGAACAACATTATTGACCAGCGCCTCTACCGGGACGAGATCCTTGCTGACAAAATAGGTTTGACCTATTCCGCCCGGCAAGGGCGGTAAATCCTCATACTCCCGGATATCATCCGGATTGAGCCATGCGCTTCTAATCCCTTGGGTGTAAAACTTACCCCGCGTCTCCATATCCGCCCTGGCAAAGCCATTGAGAGAGAGCTTGATTTGCATCCCCTGGGACCGTTCCTGCGGGGTGAGCATCCAACGGGTTAAATTTTGTTCGTACATGCGCACCAGGGGCAAAATGGTGTCGCGCAGATAGTTGAGGTCGCTCTGTTCAGCCTTGGAATAGCTGGCCTTCTCCGGTAGAAATTTATCCAAGGGGATGTTGTATACCCGGGCTACCCTAGCTATGGTGATGTTCTCCACTTCAAAGACCTTGGGGTCAATAAAAGAGGTATTGCCGAGCTCCTGCACTTCCTTGGCCTTATCCAGATATAGTATTCCTGACCGCTTGAAGAATTGGATCATCTTATCATATTCTTTCAGTTGATCCATGCTGGCGGCGGCCACATCTATGCGCTGGCTGTCATCTTTATTTTTCTTGCTCAGCTTGATATTGCCGTTGGAATCCATTTCCTCCACCGCGTTGGCAAAGCACCACAGCATCAACGGGGAGCCATCATGGACGATTTTTCCCTGCATAATGTACTCTCGAAATAGCTTAGTCGGTTCGGATAAGGTCTGCACCCCTTGGCGTATTTCTACACAAGTGTAACCCTCTTTCTCTAATTCCTGGGCATAGTAGGTCGCCTGGTAGGGGTCATAACAGAATTCTTTAACGCTCCAATCCATAGTTGTTTCCTTTTCATGCATCCGGGCATTGATATAGCTGTAATCTGTGACCGCACCAGGAGTAATAGAACACCATTTTTCTTTTGCCCACATATCATAAGGCACCCGGTCCGTTTCCCGGTGGCGCTGTAGACTATCTTCTGGGATATAGCCATGGCCAGTTATGGAAAAGCGGCCATCCTCTAAGGGAATCACATAGCCATCAGCGGTCAAGTCAATCTTTTTAGACAGGTCCGCGCCTGTATAAACTTCATGGTCTTTGGTCAGCTCCGCAAACTCTGTCAGGCTGATTTTTATACGCCATTGAAGATCTATGTTGGGGTCAAGCCTATGTTGTTTTCGTAGTGCGGCAATACGTTCGTCATATTTTTGTACGCTTTCTTCATGTTCTTTGATCAATTCTGGTATTGAAGGTTTATTCAAGCTTATCCCCCCTAATATTAATTACAGACCGCTGCACTCCCTCTTTGTGTTTGTACTGGCATTAATGAAAGCCGCTACCCAAAATAGGTAGCGGCTTAGATGTAAGGAGGCTGCTCTTGTTTTTATAGCTTTCCATACTATCATTATACTATGGATTTTTCGCACAAAGCGCACAACTTTTCAAAATAGCGGTTAACCATCATTCGTGGGATAGATTCCGATGAATATCCCATTTTCACTGCGGTTGCCTGCCATGACTTGCCCTCAATGTAATACAGAGTAATGGCCTGTCTGATAAGACTATCCTCAATGGAATCAATAAATGCCTCTATCTCATTGAGTTGGGTGATCAACCTGTATTTTCTCCGCATAAGCTTAACCTTTAACCGTGATATCTCCTTTGCGTTAATTCCTTGGATGTGTATTCGATGCTCTGTATATGGGAAATGTGTAGAGGAACCTTTGACACTCTCATGGACAATACCTTTCTCCAGGTTCCTGATCCTCTTTTCTATTTGCTCAATCTCCCCAGGCAATGCCCGGTATTGCTCCAGCTCTTTTTGTGTCAAGGGTGTTTCCTCCTTGATTACTTAATATCTGACCAGTCTATATGCCCGCTCTAAGGGATGGTGGTAGGAAGGGTTGAGGGTTATGGGCCCGCTCTGATGGCGTTTTAAGGATGAACAGCGTTTAGGTTATCATGGGTCAATCTGCATCACATCATCTAAAATCTTCTGTATTCAGAATCATCCCAATTCCATATCCTTTGCTTTTATCGTGATGGCAAATAAAGTAATCGTTATCTTTGTAATTACAGTACGGTAAGACAACACGCATCCCGCCGAATAGATTTGATTCGGCGGACCCTCAAAGAACAAATAAAAAATAATAAAAAAAGTAAGGCTTTGCATAAGGGTCTTTTTTTTGCTCTTAACACGGTGGTAAAGTGACATGGGCTATCGTGGTTGATATTTTTGAAATGGCCGATTTAATTGGTGAGAATTCAAGAAACTATGCTGGGTATGAGGCTGGTGAGGTTTTGCCAAGGTTGCGAATAATTTGCGCCCTAGCCGACTACTTTGACGTGTCGCTGGATTATTTAGTGGGCCGCAGTGACGATCCCGCTCGGCATTGATTCTCTGCCGCCTCCACCTAGGAGGCGGCTTTTATTGTGTTTTTGTAGGGTATATGGCAGAATTTACTCACTACTTACATCTTCGATTGATGACAAAATAATGAAGGGAATTTTAAATAAACCCATTGACAAATAGTACTGTATATGATACTATAATGTCATAGGAAGTGATAACGCATGGCCGGTGTGGATAAAATAATCGAGAAGATGAAGCGGCAGCCCAATGGTATAAGCATGTCGGAGGCCGATAAAGTATTGACCGCAAATGGATACCGATTTGCAAGGCAGAAAGGTTCCCATTGCCACTACATCAACGCAAGCGGCGATGTTATCACCATCAAAAAAGACAACCCACTCAAGGCTGTATATGTCAAAGACATACTAAGCCGCATACAGTAAAGGAGGTTATTAGAATGAGCGTTCAAGAGTATTTGAAACTCCCGTACAACTACATTATTAAGCCCATACAAGACGAAAGCGGCGCATACTTCCATGCGTCTGTGCTGGAACTTGACGGTTGCCAAAGCACCGGGGATACTTTTAGCGAAGTCTATGACAGTCTCATGGAAGCTATGGAAGGTTGGATTGAAACTAGATTAGAAAACGGCCTTTCTATTCCCGATCCGATAGAAGACGGAAAATATAGCGGTAAATTTGTCCTTCGTCTTCCAAAATCTTTGCACAAACATCTTGCAATTGAAGCGGAAAAAGAGGGTGTTTCCCTCAATCAGTACGCGTTGTACAAACTTGCACATTGATGTACGACGGGTCGCTAAAATGCGGCCCTCTTTTCAGTAGAAGATGTCAGCTACATGTGGAGATGTTGGTTGAAAAGAGGCGATGTATTGAACTATTTTCGCGTTAGGCAGAGGGCCCGGTAAAGGAACGTATATCTGTGTAAGTTGCAGTTACATTGTGATTTTACGATCCGATCAAGATCAACTGGATGCATACTCCATGTCATCTCCCCTCCTTCCCGCCTCCACCCTAGGAGGCGGATTTTATTGTGTTTTTGTAGGGTATATGGTAGAATTTACTCACTAGTTACAGCTTCGATTGATGACAAAATGAGGTGTGTAAATGAAAAAAGTAATCATTGTTTTGCTGGTAGGCTTATTGTGCCTTACTGTATCTGCCTGTACTGTAAGCGATCCGGATTCTTCGGATGCTGCTGCTAATTCATCTGAATCAGTCTCAGCCCCGCAATTAGAAGATGAGCCTAACACGCTTGATAATTCGTCTGCCAGATCTTCTTCTGAGCAATCAGCAAGTACTTCTTCAGTAGTAAGTGAAAGTGATCCCTCTTCCAGCAAGCCGAGTTCCTCGGTAGCATCTTCAACTCCTGCATCCTCTACCCCTGCATCTTCAACAACTCCACAACCGTCAAGCACCGAACAATCCAATACGGTGATAAATACCGAAACTCCTGTTACTGACTCGGTGGCACCAGCTGATGATTACATACAAGACACAGCGCCACAGAATGATTTTAATGCTGAAGGTTTTGACGCTGATGCTGAAGACACTATGGGAACGCCGTCCAGTCACTATGCCTGTTGGACACCTAATGGAAAGTCTTATCATTACTCTTCAAGCTGCGCTACGTTGAGTCGTTCAAAAACAATTATTGAGGGCACCGTAGCAAACGCAATAAGCAATGGTAAAAGTGACCCGTGTAATGTTTGTGCTGGAGGTTGATCTATCGCGTTACCTCCCTTCCCTACCGCCGCCTTGCGAGGCGGCTTTTTCTTTGTTATTGATTTCATTGCTACGTTTAATCCCTAGCCATAATAATTGTATTTACTTAGTGATTATGTAATATTTTCAGGAAAGGACGGTGCTACCAAGAATCCTCGTGATGAAAAATTGTTGCTTACCATTAAGAAAAAAGAAAACAAGTATTATGAAAGCTTAGTCCCTTTTTCCTTGATATTAAAAGAGTTTCCGCGGGTGAAAGGTATCGAACTTTCACATGATTTGCAAAATCTTACGGATCAAAAGTATTTATGGCCTGTAGAAAACCCTGTAACAAAAATGAACTACTGGCATTCTTTAACGGCAGACGGTAGGCGTGAATGCGAAAGAATTGCCAGTGAAAATAGTGAAAAAAAGAGAACTCGCAGCATTCAAATATGATCCTCCATCATCAGCGCTCTTGCTGGGGCCATCTTCGGTTATTTGATAAAATAGATTGTGTTTTTATAATTTGCTGGCTATAGCAATAAGAAGGCCGATAATAAGACCCAGTTCTGAGCTTATTACAAACCAATGGAATTTATCTTTCATATCATTCTCCTTCCTAACTGGCTTTAGATTGCGTCTCATTTGGCTTCTTAGGTTTTAAAAAAGTTGATGTACTGACTTTTAGGGCGCCACAGATTAGTTCATACTCTTCAAAAGTCATTTTCCGTTTTCTGTTAAGTGTTAAGTTGAATTTTGGTGCAGATATTCCTGTTTCCTCGCTTAGCCTGATTTGTGATAGTTCTTGTGATTCTAAATACTTTTTTATCTTTTCACCAACAGGCATCAGTTCATCTCCGCAATTTCAATTATTTCGAAACTATACATTCAGTATATTCGATATTGTTGAAATAGTCAATGCTTATTTTCGATTTTTTTGAAATCTATCTTTACAAATTCGAAATTCAATGATAGAATGAAGTGCATTAAGGAGGTGTTGTTTGTATGTTATCTTTCGGTGAAAGACTAAAATTAGCGAGAAAAGAAAAAAAACTAACACAAAAGCAACTAGCTTTATTAATAAACGCAAAACATAATTCAATAAGCAATTGGGAGAATAATCAGAACAAGCCTGATCCCGATACTATTGAACAGATATGTGGTGCGCTGGATATAAGTCCGAACTGGTTGCTTGGATATCCCGAAATAGAAAAAGCCCCCTCAACCGATACGGTTGCGGAGGCGATAAAATTATATGTTAGTCAAAAGTTGGGGCGAGAAGCTTCTCCGGATGAAATAGCTCTAGTCGATGCTACTGCCGATGCTATCATCCAGCAAATTAAAAAAAGCAAATAGCAGTTTATTGATAGAAATATTATCAGCTTTAGCGGAGTGTATTAGTTTTTTTGCAATAGTCGAATATGAGATATTTTCTCCCAAAGCATCCACTTCTACATCTTCAACCATATCTAAGTCCCGCTCATCGTCACTAAGCCCCCGCTCCATACATACGTTCTCTATGAAATTTTTCATATGAACATCCTTTCTCAATCTGTTTTATGATTGGGCGTCCTTATGAGTTTATGCTATGTATATTTGTTCTGTTGTTTGAAACTGTGTATATTATATGCCTGATTTCCTCATAAGTCAACACTTGATATTTATTGCTTATAAACAATATGCATATGTAATTGATATGCATTGGATATATTTTCTCACAGTTGTGCGGTTTCTTGAAAATAAATGTTCTTTTAGGGGCCGAGATTAACACATATTCCCAAATAAAAACCGCCCCTCGCGGAGCGGTAAACCATAAATGAGATTGCCCTGTCTGGCACTGCAAATGCCGGACAACCTTTTGACTGGAGGAAGCTCTATGAATGTAGCCATATATGCCAGATATAGCAGCGACAACCAGAGGGAGGAATCCATAACAGCACAAATCCGGGCTATGGAGATATTCTCATAGGACAATGGATATAATATACCGATGAAGCCAGAAGTGCCACAACCGATAACCGGCCCGGTTTCCTGCGGATGGTCAAAGACTCAGCAAAGGGACATTTCCAGGCCGTCCTCGTACATAAACTGGACAGATTCTCCAGAGACCGATATGATTCCGCCTATTATAAGCGTGAACTGCGAAAAAACGGTGTAGTGCTCATCTCCGTCCTTGAGCGGCTGGATGACAGCCCGGAAAGCATCATCTTGGAGGGCTTGCTTGAAGCCATGGCGGAGTACTACAGCCGTAACCTGGCTCGGGAAGTAATGAAGGGCATGACGGAAACAGCCTTGCAGGGAAAGCACGTTGGGGGCACACCACCCTTGGGTTATGATGTAGACGAGGATAAACGGTACATTATCAATGAGGTGGAGGCTGATGCTGTCCGATTAATCTTCAACATGTACGCGTCCGGGCGGGGGTATTCTCCCATTATAGATGAGTTAAACCGGAGAGGGTATAAGACTAAAACCGGCAGGTCCTATGGCAAGAATTCATTACATGATATCCTTTGCAATGAGAAGTACATCGGCAATTTTGTTTTTAACCGGTCAGCCAGCAAGGATATCAATAACCGCCGCAATTCTCATACCTTTAAGGATGAGAAAGACATAATTCGACTTGAGGGCAAACTCCCTGCAATTATCGAACGTCCTCTGTGGGAAAGGGTGAGAGCAAGAATGGAAAATAACAAGCATGCCCGTGGTGCCAATAAAGCGAAAACTGTATACATACTATCAGGGCATATCTTCTGTGGCAAGTGTGGTGGCGCTATGGTGGGCAAAACCATGACAGGGGGCCGCAACAAGGCGCGGTACTCTTATTATGAATGCGCCCGGCGCAAGCAAACAAGGGATTGCGACAAGAAGCCTATCAACAAGGATAAGATTGAACAATATGTAATTGGGTATCTGTATGATAAGATGTTTTCTCCCGATTCCAGAGTTCGGCTGGTAGAACAGATTTCACAGCTTTCATCAGAGAACAGGCAGAGGATCCCTGCCGATCTAAAGCAGTACAGAAAACAGCTATCTGAGGTGGAAGTTGAGATCAAGAACATTGTGGACGCTATAGCGGCAGGCATGTTCCATGATTCTATAAAAGACCGCATGACAGACTTGGAGGCACAGAAGGCTACCCTTTCCATCCGCATCAAAGAAGGGGAGCGCCAAAAAGAGATTGCAGCTATTCCCCAAAAGAATATTGAAGGATATTTGAAACAATGGGAGGATATAAAAACGGCCCCTCCTGAAAAACAGAAAGAGGCCGTATCCCTTTTCATCGACAAGGTCACTATTTTTGATGACCATATCGACGTTGATTTAGGCGACGCTAATGCCCAATCATTTGAGATTTCATTGTAATCATTTGATAAAAAAGATGCAAAGCGTTTTACAAATATTATGCTTGTACTATTCGCCATCGTAATAATCAACACTGGCGTCTGTCCGAAAAACTTTGTTAATATTTTTACCCCACACCCCTATTTTACCAGAATCAGGATAAAATGACACTTCCAAATCGTTTTCAGTATCAAAATCAATATATATAAGGTTCTCTGTTTTGGAGTTGTTGGTTAATTTATGTGCGCCATTTTCGCAAGCGGGGAAAAACATAAAGTCTCCGGAGGAGACAAGTTTTTCACCGGTTTGTGTTTTTAACAAGCCACTCCCACTAATAATGTAGAACACTTCCTCATTTTTTGTGTGGAAATGATACGGATACGCTGCCTTGCCTGGAGGTATCTCATACACAGATAAAGTACATTGTTTTGCGTCTCCTCTTGGGATGATTGCTTTTTTATAATATTCATATTCATTATATTCATTTTTGTGCACGCTCGGAACATCATCTAATTGCGCAATCAAAATATTATTCAT